TAACTGAATCAATTCTTTGTCTATAAACCGACGATCAATCGTCAGAGATTTAGTATTCAGCCCAGATACATAAAATAAGTCGTCTACCGTTATTGCCCTTAACTGCCTAGTAACTGAATCCCGTGTTTTCCAGAGATAAACGGCGTCCGCATCGGCTACAAGGTTCTCACCATTACGGAAGGTAGCCTTAATTGTCCGGGTTGAAACAGACTTAAAAGGGCTTATAGGCATTTTACGCGCTGCATCTATTTCCAAACTCAAATTAAGCTCTGTCGTTAAATTTGTAGTAAGTGTAATCAGGAACGATTTACGAAAAGTGTTTTGCGTGCGGCTGTCAATATAAGCACACGTAAAAAACAGGGAAAGCGGTACCGAAGGTTCCACGTTACGTTTTACAGTCAATTCCCCATATTGCCCCAAAATAAAACCGTCGGTATCCTTTGTTATACGGGAACCGGTTTCATTCGTACCAATATACCAGCGATTATCTATCAACTTCTTAGTATGATCCCCATCATCTAAAACGTGATCCGGATCCTTTATTACTAAACTAGGTCGAAGTACAAGCGGGAACAAAGTTCGGTCGGGATCAAATTCACCCGTAACATTGCTTTTATTTTGCGTCGTATTTCCCCCTACCTCTAGCATAAGTAAAGAGATATCCAACGGTGTATACAAAATATAGGCTGATGCTGTTTTCATAACTTATTATTTATTTTAAATTCTGTACTAAAAGATTTCAGATCCTCGCCGTCCCGGATTGATATTTTGCAGCGAAAAACTACTTTTTTGGCTTCATACCAGTTTGTAGGCATATCCAACGGCGTTATATCTACGGTATTAGCATTTTCGGCATGTTCGATATTCCATAATAGATCCTCTTCCAATAAATCACTTTCCCGCGTCCATTCAACCTGTGAAGCATCTACGGAAATATCCATGTCCCCATGTGTCAGAATAAATCCAAGCTGTGTATATTCTTGCCCAAAACGAAAAAAACGCCCTTTCGTGCTGGTAATTTCTAGTTTAAAATTACTATCTCCCACAATACATACCCACTGTGTATTATTCCATCTAGGCGGTAAACCTACCGTCGCAGCGTCAGACACACACCGCCAGCAACATGACTTATACCAGATTTGGTGCTGTATATACTTATTCTGTTCTTCGCTATATCCACGTATATATATGCCTCGCGGTTCCCAAATACCCAGATCTACAATTTCATAGATCGGGTTACCCTGAAAGTCTATTCTTATAAGATCCTGTATTATGGCACCTCTAGCGAATAAGTACGGATGTTTATAATTAATAGGAAGACCGTTAAACAATTCTAGGTGCTTCGGCTTCCCTAATGAAAGATAATAGTTACTTTCTTCTAATATAGGTTTAGTCACCCCTTCCAGATACATAATACATCCTTCGTAACTACTAATATACCAGCAACTCTGCCGATCTTCATTAACAGCATTACCACGGCGGCAAATATTCATACCGTTAGCGGGGGCAAAGTTTTTCCCTGCTGGTACTTCATCATCGGGGTATGTTACTACCGTTAATTGGTTTGCAGAAACATCAACGGACAATACTCTAAACCATGAAGTAAAAAAACTGCCATCTGATAGCAAAGTATTAATTGATCCATAAACAACATCATGCAAAGCAAAAGCGGTAAAATCAAAGTCCCATCGTTTACGTATAGTCAGTAAATAGGTATTGGCTTCTATCTCTTCAACTTTATCAATAGTACCAGATTCGGAAAAAACAAATTCCGACTCAACGGAAGACAATCTATTTATGATAAGCTCCATTATCATCATAAAAGATCGTACTTTCATGCTCTCCACTTCCGCATTTCCCTTATTATCAATACCAGCACCGGTTCCAGTAGTCATAGAAGGAAAGAATTTACCTATTTCCAGCCCTTCAAATAGTTGTAAAAGATGATTCGTGTAATCCGGCTGATCTTTACGGATGTACTTATCCCCGTCCGCTTTTTTAAGCCTTTCGTTCAAAAAGTCCAAAACTGCGGCGACTTGCTGATTCGTAACACTGCCTTTTGCAATGGCCTTATCAATATGATCGATTAACGAATCTATTATGTCCTGTAAATTATCAGCCATCAATTAAATTCTTTACTAAATTCCTGGGTATGAATACGCGGATTATCAAAATCAGCCCCTTGTAATGCCTGGGTGAAATGTCTTTCAGAGTCAGAAAACCTTAATGTTATAGGTAAACTTTGAGGTTGATTCATCGTCTTAGCAACTGCCAGGCTATCAGCCGACGCATTTACTTTTATTTCTCGATCTTCATATCCTAGCAAATAAATATCGTCACTGGAAAGCATATCAAGAAGAAACATAAGTTCCTTACTTGTCTTAAAACCGGTTTGTACATGGATCGTATCTACGGTTCGCACACGTTCACGAGATTCGATATAATCATTTACTAATTCATCATATTTCCCGTAAGTTTCTTCTTCCCCGCTATCCTGATCTAAAGTTGGTTTTCCGGTAACATCTATACATTCATAGGCACCGTAAGAATTAAGAAATTCCAGGTAGTATCTTTCTTTCGCCACATCTGCCGGAAGAATTATGATAGTAACTGCCGTACCTTCATCCGTGCTTACAATAAATTGACTAGCCAGCATATTTTCACTATCAAAGAAGTATCTCCGTAGGGCATCCAAATTAAGCGCATAACATTTACCCACTACTAAGCCAGTTATTTCTTTGCTTATCCCGTCCGATACCGTAACTGTAAAAGCTGTTTTGGGGGCAATAAATAATAAAGGACGTATTTCAGTCTCCCGGATCGTAAGAATACGTGTTTCCGATCTGGTAGACATAAAAAAATTACCGGCTGCATTAAGTAGTTTAAAAGTGAAAATATTACTCCCTTCTTGATTTAGATGCCGCATGGCCCTTTTACTAATTCCCCCTAGTATTACTTTGTGCTGTAATACTTTCTTTTCTCCCTCCGTATTAGCAACGTTTATAGTATATTCCTTTAGATTGCCAGAAGTATTCAAAATAATGTCTGTTTCCTGCCCTGTATATCGAATTGGGGCGAGGATGGCCGATAATATCTCGTCAATAAACACATAAAAATTACCTTCTTCCCCGGATCCTTCAAATACCGTTTCTTCCCCGTCTCGGATTACATAAGTAACCGGGGAAGAAGACGTTATATCAAGCCGGATCGGATTGCCTGATAGAGCCATGGTACGAGGAGATATATTTGCGCTTAAACTCATAATTCAAATTGTTGTCTTACTACATTCCCATTTACAACCGGTGACAATTTGCAGCCAGATAAGAATTTATCCCTTTCAACGTTAGGCGTTGTCAAAAGGAAATAAAAATCGTTATTTGTCTTTGTCTCGTTCCCAGGCAATAACCTAAATTCCAAAAACGCATCAGAAACGTTCGTCAATTCCGGTGCAGATAGTATCGTTTCATTTTCCATATTGCAAATTTGCTGATATTATCCTTTATGATAAAGGACAAAAAATTAGCGTCTTTCAGCCCGTATCCCAGCTTCATAAGTTAAATCATCAACTATATCTCTTCTAATGTAGTGTGTATTCATCCCTGTCCCAGTAGTATAAACAATGGTGTATTTTAGTTTGGCCTGATATGTATTAAGTACAGTTTTACCATTAGATACCTCTTCTTCTGACGGTGGCAAATATGCTGCAAACTCTTCATCTGTCGGCCTTGTTACTATTTCTTTTTCAATATCAACCATTCCAATATCTCTCCAATTCACATAATACCTTTCCTCTGCTGCCTTAATTGCAGCTTCAAATATGTTATCAGTATAGGAAACCATGACCCATTTAGTAGTCTGTGCCTTCATTACTACTATCCCCTGTTCTGATTCAAGATCATAGGGCTTTAAAAGTTTGATAGTCCGTAATTTAACAGTAGCCGGCTTATTTATCCGGTAGGGCATCGTATGTTTTACACTTTCTATCATAACTTTTTGACCGGATACCGAAAGTGGGCGTCCGGTATCTATCTTAGTTAAGTTTATTCGATCCAGATTAAATTTACCAGAAAGAGTGTGATTAGAATGTCTTAAAATTGCATCCCAGCCCTTAAAAAAGCGATTAAATGCACCATCATCCCCACGAAAGACTAATGAACAATTATAAGTATTACCGCTTCGATCACGAAAATAGTTACCTGCTGGATCCCTGCAAAGAGAACTCCCAAAGTAGTATCCAGAAGAATTTCCCTTTTCATCCGTTGCAAGTCCCATCGCAAAACAAAAACATAAAGGTGTATCTTCTTTCTGCTCTTCAACTTTTGCCCCTCTAAGAGTTGTATTCAGATTAACCGTTCCTGCAAGATATTGGCCCACTAGGAAGCCATTAGTAAAGGCCATAGGCAAACATTCATCTGCCCCTGTTACTTCTTCATATTCGACGTTTGTAGTCTTCTTATCCCACGGAAAAAAATCACTTGATACCATCGACACATTTTTAGTGATTACATTACGCTTATAGTATCTACCGGTAGAAGCCTGATAACAGACATACACATCATCCGGGATATATCCAGGGGCTGTATTCTTAACTTCCGTAACAATACCCTTATATTGATCCAAAAACTCTTCAAAAGAATCACATTCAACGTCTGCACCTTCAAATGAAGTCCCAGCGGATAATTTCAACTGTTTCGCCACCCCATAACTAGGAACTAGATCCGATGATTTAAACAGCGTCCAGTCTGCGAAAGAAGGCGCCGTTATAGCATCCTTTATCAGTATAACTTTGGCCGTTCTGGTATTACCGTCTACAAAAACCTTAGCGCCAGTCCTACAAAACAAAGCGTCTAAGAAATCATTTACAGAACAATCCGGCATCATATTTTTATATTCGATCTGTCCTTGTACAATTGCATCCGCCACGTTATTAAGCACTACCATTTTTTTTAGTTGATAATGAGTGGCAAAGGGATTCTCTATCAGTTTGAAACCATAGGCCGAAAAGATCAGTTCCAATATCCTAGATACCTTTATAAAAGGAGATATCCCATACCCAGCGGGTAATTTCACATCTACCAATGATCCAGAAAGTACCATTTTTTCAGTACGGGCATTTTTCTTTAAATCATAGACATCGTGATTAACCTTCTCTATGGGATTAATAAATTCAGGATAAACAACATCATTCAAAGATTCAGCCTTCACCTGTACCGGGAAAACATAATAATCTGCTGTCACATAATAGCGCATGACATCGCTTAAGTGATTCATTAGTACGGTTATTCCTCCTTCTGGCTTATATATTGGCAGTCCGGGTAATTTCTTCAATGAAACATTATTCCAAGCTTCATACATCAAACTTTCATCAAAACCAAAATTAGCCACAACACCGCTTTCCCTACTGGCTGACGTTATATTTTGCTTTCCCGTCCTTCGATAAATACCATCGGCAATAATAGCCATTACGTCTTTCCCCGGCGCATTGACAATATCTTCCCGGTGTATGTAATCAACTAGGTAAAGATTACGTTTAGTCCCTGGCAATGTGGATGCTAACGTTTGGCTGCCTTTATCCGTGTAAATAGGAGAAGTAATTTCGACTTCCATCTGGAAATCACCTGGAACATCGTATATTCCCTTTTGCGTCTTAATAGTTAATGCCATTAGTTATCCCCCCTTGTAAATGGTTTTTCTGACTTATATTTAATTTCCTCTGCATCGTTGATATCGGATAAGAGTACATAATTTCTTGCTGGTTTACCTAAATTCTCCGAAGCTTTTTCAAGTCGTTCAGCCGCTTTTATCAGTTCCGGGCAATTGACTTGATTTGCCGATTGATCTTGAACGTGCCCCCCTTCTGAATATCCCGGTAACGGATTTGCTACCGTCCGTTGGCGCCGGATACTTTCTATAACCTTCACCATATTAAATACCCGCTTGTTTTTCATCTCCGGTATTGGCACGACATATTCGCCACGATGAACCGCCCCGGCAACTTCATAACGGCCACCATCTCCAGTATATCCACCTTCGCTATATCCCGAAGACGGATTCACGACTCTTTCGGCACTAGTAGAAGAAGAACTGCTACTGTTGTTTAAAGTCATATTCTTAACCTTCTGGCGCTCCGAATTGGCGGCGGCAAGCTGGGCGGCGCCAGTCACTCCCATTAATGCGGCTGCAATCGGCCCGGCTATCGGCCCTAATTGCGCCATAGCGGTCATTATTGCCATAGCGGTATTAGCTATGATTTGGCTAGCTTTTACAGCAAATTGTACATCTGCGTATTTTTTCTCAATTTCAAGTTTTTTCTCGGCCTTTTCATTCTCCAAACGTTCAACCTCTTCGGCATTTCCCTGCGCCGCTTCGATTTCTACGTCATATTTAGCCTCCATATTGGCGATCTCCGCATCTTGTAAAGCGGTTATCGCATCACCGAATAAACCAGAAAAATAATCGAAAGCTTCTTTCCATGCCGTAAGCTTTATTTGCTTTTCGGCTGCTGCATAGTCCTTGGCACTGATTAAACCTTGTTGTTTCTCACGCCGTAAGGCATCCATCTGCATATTATAACGCTGTTGGAATCCTGCCAGACCGTATTTTTCGAGAATCCCATTTTTACGATTTTCTGCATCTTTTACAATATTAAGTTCCGCCGTACCCTTTGCTTCGTTGAGGGCTTTTTCTTGTGCTGCTGCCTGCTCTTTCGTAATAAGCTCTTGTTTCAGCGAGTCCCGTATTATCTGTAAACGTGCCTGATAAGATGCTTCCAGTACTTTAAGTTGCAGATCCGTTTCATCCGGCAAATTCGTTAGGCTAAATTCCTTTTTGAAAGAAGAAAGTAAGGATTCTATTTCTTTCTGCTGTTTTGCCCGGCTCTGGGCGTTAGCCAGTTCAGCTTCTAAAACCGCCTGCCCAGCTTCTTTTACAGCCGTAACCTTTACATTCCCTGTCTGTATTTCCGCTTTACCTACTTCGGTTTGATAGTTCTTAAGTATATTAAGACGTTCCCTAGTGTTTGTTTCTTCTAAGGCCAACAAAAGCATATCACGCGCTTGTTGCGTAATCTGTTGATTAGCGTAATCCAGTTCTATTTTTGTCTTAGTACTTTTGTAGACGGATTCTTGTACAAGTAATTTTTTATCCCTTTGTTCCTTTAACAGTGAAATTTCATTTTCATCCTGCTTCCTCTGGTTTTCTAGGAGTTTTTTATTGCTTTCCGTTATTTTAGATTGGATTTCTGCCAACGTTTTTAATTTTGTCTTTGCGGTGGTTTTATCCAGTTTCTTAAGTGCTTCCAAGCGTTCCGTATAATAGCGCTGATCCTCTGCCAGTACCGCTTTATTATATTGTGCTTCCGTCTGTTGCTCCTTCTCTTTAGCCTCCCGTATCTTTAAGAGCTCCTGATCGTGTTTATTATCCAAACCAGCCAAAGCCTTATCTATTTCTGAATTAAAATCACCTGGTTTCTTTTTCTTATTTACTCCTAGATCCTGCAAGGCTTCAAGTTCTTCTTTCAGCTTCGCAATTTTTTTATTTTTCGCTTTCAAAAGTTCCGGTGTTGAAGCGATCTCACGTTCGGCCAGCGCTATTTCCTCCTTCTTAGCTGCTACTAAATCCTTTTCTTTTTGGGTAGATTCAGCATTAACCTTAATGATATCTTCCTGTGACGTTTTAATTTCATCCGTTAATTTCTGTTCCTCTTCTGAAAGTTCCTGTATCCGGTTAAATTCTCTGCCGAAATAATCATTAATGACATTATCAGACCAGGTATCAGAATAGCCTTTAACTGCTACGGATAACGAATTAAAGCCTTTAGCAAGCCCTAATTTAAAACTATCCCAAAGATTACGATTTGCATTAATATCCTTTCGTTGATCTTGCAGGGCACGTTTTTCCTGCTGGATTTCCTCTAGTCTGGAATTGGCTGATCGAATCCTGGCAAGAGACAATAGGTTATCCGCATAGCTCTTACATGCCGTTGTAGCCTCTTTGGTATTGATTGTTTCCAAGGTCAAGTTACCCAGATACTCCGGGCTTAATTCATTTAGCTGCTTAATTGCTGCAATGCGTTGTTCCTTACTAATCTTTTCGTTTCGGGCAATTCCTAAAAGAGTGTTCAATTCTCGATGTTCAGAAGCCACGGAATCTGCCGCCTCTCCCCGGATCTTAAGTAAACTACGTTCTGCTTTCTCCGTTGCTGTTAATTCCCTTCTATAAGATGTTAGTTTGTACGTAATAGCTGCAATTACGGTTATTAGTATGGCTAATGGACTTATCTTGGTAAGTGCATAAAAAGCCTGCATCGCTATCCGAGCCTTATCAATGTTTCCAGTGAGAACGGCTTTTGCTGCGGCAAACAAATAAGTAGATGCAGTACACGCCTTTACTATTACATTGTTAGATGTTACCGAAGCATTATACAGTCTCATAGCCGCCGCACTCCGAAGAGTATTACCAGCCTGTAAAGCCATAATTGAGGTATAAGCCAGATTAATAGCTTTGCCCACCATTAAGAGCCCATTCCAAGTTTTTTGAAGCAATGTGACGGATTTATAGACAACGATAAGCCCGGTTACTACTGACACGACCGTTATAATACTGTCCTTGTGTTCTAGTATCCACACTGTCGCATCCGCAAAACCGATCTTAACCGTATGAAATAAGTTCCCCCATGCAGATTTTAGAGGAAGAAGAAGACGCCCTATCTCCATTTGTCGATTTTGCAGTTCTGCCGTTTTTTGTGCGGCTTTATCGGCTGCTGAAACATAGTTTTCACCGGCTTTGGATAACTGCCGATCTACAATATTTGCAACTGCTTTCATCAGATCCCCCGTTATCGCAATTTCTTCATTTATTTCGGCGGCTGATAAGCCCAGATTATCCAATATAAGAAGCGACTTACGGCCTAAACCTGTAACAATCGAATTAGTCATATATTCAACCGATTGCCCGGTCTGTTGTGCTTTCATTTGCGCGAACTGCAAGTATTTCCCCAGATCTTCAAGCGGGATCCGAAAATCCTTTGCCTGTACTGCCGCCTTCATTAATTCCAGATCATTAACAGTGTTTTTCGTCGCTTCCCTTAAATCATCCAAAAGCCCTGGTCGGTTCAACTTCTCAAAAGCATGTCTTACCCCGTCAGCATTAGCCGCCAGTTTCGTTCCTTCTTTCACCCATTCTTTCGCATTTGAAATAGCGTTAGTAAAAAATGAACTAATACTAGCGCCTATTCCCACGAAGAAACCGACTACGGTAGCTTTCATTTTACTAAGGCTAAAGAAAGATTCTTTCACGGCTTCCGTTCTGGGCTTAAGCTGCTCCATTGCAGCTTTTGTTTTCGCCAGTTCAGTTTCTAGCCGGGCATATTCTTCCGGTTGCAGTGCTTTCACCGTATTATCTAAATCAGACTGCAATTTCTTCGCCTGTTTCGATAATTGTGCATACGACTTATTTACATTGCTTAAGCGGCTTTCACACTGCTTTATTTTTTCGTTGTTTTCCCCGATAGCACGATTATTCGCCTTAAGTTTTGCTTCTAGCTGCTGGTATTCCTTACCTTGGTATTTCCCTTGTAAAGTAAGTTCCTTCATGGACTCTTTAAGGAGTTTATTTTCATCCTTAAGATCCTTACTATTATTCTTTATTCTTAGGATTTCCTTTTGTAAGCCCCCAGCGTTAAGCGATAGCGTCCAGGTGATATAATCCGGTTGTAATTTTCCCATGATCTTATATTTTAAAGCAAAGGTAAACAGCCAAATTACGAAGATAAAGGACACAAAAAAAGGCCATTTGGCCTTTAAAATACTATGGGAAAGCCCCTTGTAGTTGGGCAAAAATACGGTCGCGTACTTCTTTCCCGTACCCGTCACGTATATTCATAAGAGTGTTGTTATAAAGGATACCCCATATTTGCCGGTTATAGATGGCATAGTTCCCGTGTTCTTTCATATCCAGGAAACGAATATAAAGCGGAATATTAGAAGTTGCAATAACACCAGTGCCGGAAAGCTCCATACTATAACGTGGATTCTGTAAAGCCCTCAATAATTCGCCAGATCTTCTTTGTGATAGGTTTTGCCCTGTTTGGGAATAGCTGGCACGACTATATATCCTTTCTAAAGCGATCAAACGTTGTGCTTCAAAAATAGCCCGGAAGTCTCTCTCGATATTTTCCCGTATAAATTCCTGTTTAATTAGATCTTCCTCATTCATTCCGTATCAAATTGAAAAGCTATGCTCCACCCTGCAAAAATCGAATAAAAACTAGCTTCTGGAATTGTCGATAAACTGGATAAATCCAGATTTTTAAATAGATGGCACCCTATGGCTTTATCTTCCAGGATACGTTTTTTTATCTTTTCTGCGATAGGTTGTGTTTCCTTTTGCACCTGATAAGCTTTCTTCCTTTGCGGATCCGTCTTATCCATTATCAGAATAACACAAAGATTCGCTTCCGATATATTATCGATGTCTTTACTTTTCCCTTGTGCATTAGGAATAATGAAAAACAGTACTGGAAGTTCTTCCGGCTTAAGTCCCTGTACTACATTCCCCATATCCGGTTCAAAAGTAGCCGGAATTACTTTTTTTATTTCCGGGATCCGATTCCGAATCCCGTTCCAATAATTTTCATACTCTTGTAAATCTACCATGGCTAAGAAAAATAAAGGTTTGCTTCCCACGTTCTACGCTCTACCAGTCCAGGAAGTACCTTTCCTTTGCTGTGTACCCATTTCATAAACTCTATCCGAATACTCGGATCATTTAGATTCGCTTTTGCTTTACGATACAAAGTGGATGTATTAAATGCCTGGATCCCGATGTTAAATGAAAGACTTATCATCGCATCAAATTTGTTTTGACTGATTGAGGGGAAGCGGGTATTAAGATTCCTTTCAACATCCGCTAAATCCAAAGCAAGAAAGGTTAGTGCCTGCTCTTTGGTTATTTGCATACCTTCATATACTCCTTTAGTGTGACCGTACCCAATTGTTAGGACTCCGCTAGGGCACCGATACGCTTTCAATTTCAAGCCTTCAAAAGTTCCTATGGCCTGTTTTGCTGCATCACTTGTTTTCATTATATACTATTTTTTATTGTGTAAAGATTCAAAACGACATTTATACAGATATAGTAAAATGTCCCAAAAGGGAGTTTCATTAATCTGTTTCACATTGCCAAAAACGCCAGAAGATGCAATTTCAAAGGAGATCCCTATCCACCCCGTTTTATCATCAATCCTTTTTTCCCCTTGTTCCTGAAATAAAATAGAAAAGTTGATTTCCTCGCCATTTATCGGAATGGGAACGGTGCAAATCAACTCCCATACTGCACAAAAGAAGATATAAGAGTGAAAGCATACCAGCGGCGGTATTTCCCCTGCTTTGGGATCTTCGTTCTTATAAAGTATCCTACCAAATTCAGACATTAAATAATCTGCTTGCTCGTTATCCTTATCCCTTCTGGTTACTTCCATTGCCCTAACCAGGTTTAGGCATTGTACAAATTGCCCGTATGTAATATCATTAAGCATATCTTCTGGCCCTATCCAGCCTTTATATGATGGTAATAAATTACGTCCCGTCTTAATATGTGGATCGTAAATTACTTTATCCCCTTCCTCTTTTATATAAAAAAAACAGTTCATTTTGCCCAGTTGGGCATTTATTTCATTAACGATTGACTCTCTGCACATTACAAAGTTACACTTCATATTTAAGAGTAAAGAAATAAGCTTGCATTTCATTTCAAAAGGTGAAATGTTATCGGTATTCATCATTATTACAAGTTCCAAATATCGATAATATTGTTCTGGCGAAAGTTCTTCCAGATCTTCCGGGATCATCCTAGTTTTATTATTATACGTAAACTCTTGCATACTAAAACGTTATACCTTTAGATTGTATAGTTGCTTTAGGTAAATACAAATCCGGTTCATCCGGTTCGGCTTCAATAGTAGCGATAAAGTCTTGTAACGCTATAAGATCTTTTCCCGCATCGTCTCCCAGACTTTTAGACACTGCTTTCCTGGCTTCGGCTTCGGCCTTAATCTTTTCTTTAACGGTTCCGGCCTGTTGTACCTGAACTACCCCATCTGGAAGAACTTCAACAGGCAAACGTTCAACTGCCTTCTGCATCGTTAGAAGGGCCAAAGGTCTGCATACTGCATCGTTAAAGTCTTCGCCTAGTTCATTCCCTGAAAGTAACTGTTCGTACCGCTTCCGCGTAATTATCGGGACAATATAGCGATCTTGCATTTCCCGGATAATCGGTATAAGAGTTAAAAAAAGACGATGGCTCCCGATTGTATAATAAATATCGAATTTTTCTTTGCTTCTTATTAAGAGCTGATTTATAGCTCTTTTCTTCTCTGACTTCAACCAGAAATCGAAGTTCTCTTTATCTAAATAAGCGATCAAAGCGTCTACCGATTCATAAGCCAGATTAAGGATATTTGTTTCGTCTTTATATTCCTGTATGGCAGTAAGTCCCTTTTCATGTTCACCTAACCGCTTTTGCCGGCCTGTGTTCCCGTGTTGGGCGTCTAGTGTGGGGATAATCTTGATCCATGTAAATAAAGCTACGGACTGCTGCATCAACAAAAGAAGAGTATTATACTTTTCTTCTGTTTTTGAATCTGGCTCCGTAGAGTGATAA